TTATATGTTTGGGCTTGATGGAATCCGGCCAGGTCCGGCCAATGGTGATCAACGGCGGCGGGATCTGCCCGGCGGATGATCCCTATCTGCAATATGGGCCCAGACCCAGATATTAAACAAATGGAGGAGGAGAAGTTATGAGTTACTCAATGGAAAGTTTATCACCGAAATATAAACAGTTAATGAAACGCCAGGCAGAACTGGCTGAGGAGCGGGATAAGATCCGGGAAGCCCTGGATGAATTCTGCGCGAATAAAGAAGCCAACAAAGTGTCCGACTTAAAAAGCCAGGTCGATGCTCTGATAAGCGGCAAGGCTGAAAAGGCAAAGAAGGCAGCGACTGTATTAAAAGAGCAAGAGGCCGAGCTTATCGAAAAAGAAAAGCTATTGGCCCTGGCATTAGATCAGATTAAACAGGAGATCATCCCGGTGCGAGATGAGGCCCGCCAGCTTGCCATTAAAGCCGCCCGGAAAGATCACGCTATAGCCGCTTCTAAGTCTATGGCAGCCATGAGGCAATTAGCCGAGGTACAGTTGAAGGAACTGGAGATTACCAAAAAGCTTCAAAGTAGCATTGGCCCCAATTCTGGTTTAACTGCTTCCTGGTCCTCAAGTGTTTTATTGGGCTGCGAAGATGTTTACGGAGATCCCATGTTCAACACCGTTAAACTTCTCAGATCACACGGCTATGAGGTGTAAGCCATGTTTACTTATGAAATAATTCCGTTCAATGAGATCGACCCTGATTTTCATAAAAGCGTTTTTCTTATGTATTCAATGTGTATGTGGGACTTAAACCTCAAACCTCTGCCCACACTGCAATACATCAAGGAACTGCAAAACGCAAATCAGGGGCGCGCCGGAAAAACGTTTCAATGTAAGGAGCAGATCGGCGGCCTGTTCCATGAGGACAAAAATCTTATTCAAGTTAAAGTGGCAGCCGTTTACACTACGCAGCGTTATATGGCCCATGAGTGCAGACACGCCTGGCAATTCGCACAAGGCGGCCAAAAACTGAAAGACTCTATTCGTATTCGTAAGAATGTATCAAGTGATATAGAACGAGATGCAGAACGATATTCAGAAAGAGCTATTAAAGCTATTAGCTATTATCCGAATTATCCTGACGCGGTCAAAGAGATTCTCGCTGGTAGGAGAGACTGAGGGCAATTCAAGGGGCGGGGTTCCCTTCCCCCGCCCGGCCCAAAAATATATTTTAAGGAGGTTCTATCATGAGTGAATACATTTGCGAATGGTGCGGAAAAACATATGATAGCCCGGGTGGCTGCTCTCCCTTACCGGTAAAACATAAAGGGAAAAGTTATCCTCCGATCAAGTATGGCGACGAACAGATCTGGCAGGAGATCGGGGAGACTCCCAGTGGCCCCTGCCATGATTGTGGAGCTATGCCTGGCGAATATCATCATTGTGGCTGTGATGTGGAAGAATGCCCGATATGCGGCGGCCAGTTCCTATCGTGTGAGCATAGTGTTATCGACGGTGATGAGGGCGATGAGGGGGATGATTACTAAATGGTTAGTACCCGTGCCAAAGTGCCATGCTCCCATCCTGGCTGTCCGGCACTCGTGCCTGGAGGCACTGGAGGCCGATGCGACAGGCATCAGCGGTCCACCAAGGAATATAACCAGCATTATGATAAACATCAGCGGGATCAGGATACTGCAAGCTTCTACAACAGTAGAGCATGGCGCCGACTTTCTACATATAAGCTGAAGATCCAGCCCCTCTGTGAGGTTTGCCTGGCGGCTGGCCGGATCGTCGTAGCTCGTAACGTCCATCATCAGATAGAAGTTCGAGAGAATTGGAACCGGCGGTTCGATCTAACCAACTGCCAAAGCCTTTGCCATCGGTGTCATCAGAAGATACACGGAAACAGTGATAGTGAATGATAGAAGGGGTATGGGGGTCAAATCTCTATGACCTACCCCGGTACACCAGACCCGCCCTCGTGCGTTCTAGGCAGTCCCTGGGGGGCTTTTAAGCATTTGGAGGTGATATAAGTGTCTGAAATAGTGAATTTCCATAAGATGAGTGTCGGTAAAAAGGGCGGTGGTAAGCACTGGACCAAGGATGAGATCGAGCGCAGAGCCGCTGCCGCTGAGAAGGTCCAGCGCAAAGTACCGGTCAGGCTGAGAATGCCCGCCTGGTTGGATGATGACGCAGCTGCCGTCTGGAAGAAGACTCTCCGGGACATGGCGGGGCTCGAGATCCTGGATAAGGTCGACGAAGACCTCCTGGGCATCTACTGTGACGCCGTTGCCCGGCAGCGGGATGCTGCTATCCAGGGGCGCGATGACGTGGAATGGGCCAAGCAGGCTCAGAGTTATGCCCGGATCATTATCAGTTATGCTGATAAATTGGGCCTGAATCCCAACAGCCGGGCCCGTCTGGCCAAGAAGATAGCCGATGAGGTGGTGGATGTCAATGCCGACCTCTTCGACTAAGCACCCCACCCACCAGTATGCCGCCGATGTGGTGCAGGGCCTGATCCCCAGCTGCCGGAGGGAGTGGCAGGCATGCGATCGGCACCTGAAGGACCTGGAGCGCCAGGGCACCGATGATTTCCCGTATGTCTTCGATGAGAGCCGCGCTGACCGGATATTCGAGTGGTTTGAACGCTGCTGTCGGCATGTACGGGGCCCATATTCGGGCCAACTGATAGAGCTCCACCCGTTCCAGAAGTTCGACCTGGGCTCAATATTCGGGTGGGTCCACATGGATACCGGCCGGAGAAGGTTCAGTAAAGCCTTCAACATGCGGGGCCGGGGCAACGTCAAGAGCACCGAGATGAGCGCCATAGCCCTCTATGGGATGTGTGGAGATTGCACTTATCCTCCGGGGCGGCCGGATCTGAAAGAGTATGAGGACAGCCCAGAAGTCGAATGCGCTGCCGTGGACCGGGACCAGGCCAAAAGGGTATGGGGAGACGCCAAGACCATGGGGCTGAAGAGCCCCGACATCAGCAAACGACTCATATTGAGACGGACTTTCATCGAGCACCAGAACCGGGGTGGGTGGCTGCGGCCACTGTCTCGGGATACCAAAAATAAGGACTCGGGAGCGCCCTGTATGGTCATTATCGATGAATACCATGGTCATCCCACCTCCGAGATCCATGATGTTCTCTTCTCTGGATTCGGTAAGCGCAAGCAATCGTTGATGATGATCATAACCACGGCCGGGAAGGACAGCGAAAACAACCCATGTAAGAAGGAATATGACAGCCTCTGCTGCAAGATTCTGGACGGGGAGCTCATCGATGACCACTATTTTGTGATGATCCGGGAGCTCGATCCCGACGATGACCCGCACGACCAGAGCACCTGGATAAAGGCGAATCCCATCCTGCAGGCAGACAGTGAATACAGTCGGATTCTGCTCCACCAGATTCAGGATGAGTATAATAAGGCATTCGGCAGCGGTGATCCCGACAAGATAAGGGAATTTCTCAACAAGCGGATGAACCGGTGGCAGTCGGACAATGAAAACAAGTACATGGCGGGGATCATGGAGCGCTGGAAGGCCCTCGCCGTCTCCACGAGTGAGTTTCAGGACCTGGTGAATGGTGTGGATGCCTATGTCGGCCTCGATCTGTCCAAGAGTATCGACCTCACCGCGGTGGGTTATGTCTTCCCGCTGGATGACGGCCGCTTTGCGGTATGTTCTCACGGATTTATGCCGGAGAATACGGCCACCAAGCATGAGCACTCCGACCGGGTGCCCTACAAGCACTGGGCCCGCGAGGGGTGGGTCACGATCACCCCGGGCGATGTCACCAACGATTCATATATTAAGGGTCATATCCGCGAGCAGGAGTCTCGGGGCTGGAAGGCAAAAGAGATATGCTTCGACCCATACGGTGCCCGGCAGCTGACCAATGACTTGATGGAAGAGGGGTTTGAGTGCGTGGAGATCCGGCAGGGGGTGATAACATTGAGCGAGCCGACCAAGAAATTCCGGGAGTTGGTCCTGCAGGACAAGATCGTCCATGATGGCAATCCGCTGCTCACCTGGGCCTTGTCCAATGCTGTGGAAGCATCCGACAATAACGGCAATATCAAGCTCAGTAAAAAACACAAAGATGACAGCCAGCGAATCGACCCAATAGCGGCCATCATCAATGCCATGGTGAGGGCCATTCTGTCAGAACATAGCGTCAGCGTGTACGAAAAACGTGGAATGAGAAGTCTGCTCTAAAAGTCACTTTAGGGGGCTGATATATGACCAACCGAGAAAAGGTTTTATACCTGAAGCGTTATTCATCGGTAATGAAGAAAGTGGACCGCAAGTTGGCAGCCATCGACCGGCTGCGGTCGATACAGGGGAAGGTCACACGAAGTTATGAACCGAGGGTCAGCGGTGGGCCTATCCATAAAAGCCGGGACCATGACACCATCGATAAGATCATAGACCTCCAGCGCGAGTTGATCGGAGACATTGACCAGGCCATCTATCTTTATAAAGAAACCAGCCAGGTTATAAGCCAGTTGGATGACCACCGGCTGCAACTGCTGCTCGAATTACGGTATATATCCGGCAAGACCTGGAATGAAGTGGCTGTGGATCTTGAGGTATGCTCCAAAACCGTCTTCAATCTCCA